CGGTTGCGCTAATGGATTCAACAGAAACCTCCATGGTAACATTGACAGGTTGACAAGAGCCAGCGACCATTTCTTCACCAACGGGACATTCTGCGGCCATGCCCTTCTTTTTCTTTTCATCATCTGTGTGATAGGAAGCCATTTTTTCTTTGTCGTCTGTGCCGTAGCCAGCCTCTTTGTCGCTCACCATCTTTGGTTCAACATCACGGCCACTATTTTTGCTCATGTATTCTTCATGAGTTTTACCGGGCATAAAAACAGTCTTGCCGTCTTCTTCGTGTGAATGAATACCATCAAGACCCATTTCCTTTGCTCGGTTCATGGCTTCTGCGGGATTGTCAAAAACATCGCGCCGAATCATCTTGGCTTCAACGGTTTTATCGCAGTCGTTACAACCACAGCCACCTTCTTCTGCCTCAACGACTTCTTCAATTCCTTCAAGGATTTCTCCTTCGTTTTCCATCCATTCATCATGCAACATGTATTCCACCTCGCTTGCTTCTACCTTACGACCACTTTCCCATTGTCGGCATGACCAATAGCGTGCTTTGGTCTTTGGGCCGGGAGTATCACAGTTGTGTCGGGAGCGAAAGTTTTTGCGGCGTGCGGGGTCATCACGCTTGATTTCCATGTTAGGGTCACCAAAGCGAACAATCACAACACGACCGGACTCGTTTTGAACATACACAGCAAACTTCTTTGGCCCGCCCTGTGTTCGGAATGGTTTGTTGAGCGTTACCTTTTTGCCTTGATATTCAGCCGCCTCAACTTTTTCTTCGTCGTATGAAGCATCATGTGAATCGTTTTTGTCAAACCATTCTTGAAATTCTTCTTCTGTTCGTGCAGGGAAATACATCATCGTTCCATCAGCCATTTTATCGCTGTGTATTTCACCATTAAACCCAATTTCCATAGATTTCTTTTTTGCGCCTTCGGGAGTTGAAAAGATATAGTCTTCCATACCTGCTTCTGCGTTTTCGCTTTGTGCCTCGTCATACATAGAGTTGCACACAGCGGCACGCTGTTGGGTGCTTGGGTATTTTGCCACGGTCTTGCCGTCACCCATGCACCTATCCATGTAAGCGTCACGGGATTCACCGTCACGAACATCGGGCATGTGTTAGCGACATATAATGCGTCATTTAACCCATTCGCCACAACTGTTGGTTTTCGTTGCGAATTTCTTCATACAACTTTTTGGACATGACATCCTTCACGCCTTGATAGGAAACAATTGGAGCATAACCCAATTTTGTGACTACCTTTACGAGATTTGCCATGTGTGTTCCGTCAATCGGATTCAACACAGTTATTTTTGGCCTTAAACCAAGATTAGCGTTGCGAACCGACAAAAGGTAGGAATGCCACCCGCTTTGGCGGTATTCGGGCAAAATGTAGGTGTTGCCTACAAAATGAAAATGCCCCATGTCAAGGGAGCCTGTGTAACCTATTGGTGTGTCGTTGTAAAAAAGAACCCAAAAAGACATGAGGTCAAAGACTTCGGGGTAGCCTTTCTCGGACGGCGTTTGGTATTCGTGGGGCCAAGCGTCGTGAAGAAAACGATATTGCTTAACCGTCAATCCCCTTTGTCCTTTTTCTTCCATACGGCCTTACCTTCCGAAACCAGTTGTATTTGCGCTCGGCGTTCTTCGGCATCCATCGTATGTTTGTGTTCTTGGGCTTTGAGAGCCATTTGTCGTTCTAACTCGGCTCGTTTTTCCATCACACGGGTTTGGGATTCAATGACTGAGGGGTGCAACTCCGTTTCAGTCTGTTGTTCGGCCTTCCACAACTCAAGCATTGTTGCGAAGGCTGGCTGTGCCGTTCCGCCAATAATTGCGATAAGGGCAATAAAGCCCTCAATGTTTTCAAGAACGACTTCGGGTTTAACAATACCCATAGCAACAACCGCACCGGAAGCGGCAAGCCATAGATACACGGCTGGTAGGGCCGTCCATTTTATCATTCGGTCATTTACACTATCTTTGTGTTCTCTTCGTGCCATTTTAATCACCTTGTTCGTTTGTTCGTGGTAACTCTCCCATAGTGGGTTTTGAGGATTTTTCAATGCGGGACTCTCCGGCTGTTGCCGGTTGCATTCCTACGATGTCAAGTGACTCATTAAGGGTTAGGATTCCCGCTTGATAACCCATAACAGCACGCTTCATAGAGTCCATGGGAGATTCTTCTGCAATTGGTTCAAACATGAAATCCGGCAAATCTTTCATTTGATGCTTGATTCCCTTTAATTCAAGTTGCTTTGAGAACAACTCCATGACACCTTGCTTGACGATTGATTGAAGGCGACTGATAGCCGTGTTTGCCCACATGTTGGCGTTGTAGGTAGCGGCAAAGGTTGAGCCTCGCTCTTGCCCTGCGGCGACACGGGGAACATGGAGAACGGCGGCTACATTTGCTCCTACCATATCAAGGAAGCCGCTGTTGTCGGGAATGGTGTTGTTAAGGTCTACATGGTGAAGAGTGACATACGAAGGAAGAATGGGCATTTGGTCGCCACGCAGACCTTCAAACAATTTTACCACCTCATCCATAATGATGCCCAAACGCTCGGCTTGTTCGTCGGGGTCTGCAATATGCTCAATGGCTGATTTGTCAATCGTGATGAATTGCTTGGTCATGCTGTCTTCAAGGGCTATGCGGTTGTTCATGCTGTTGTATTTGACACGGATAACCTGCTCAAGCGACGAAAAGCGGGATTGTCCCCAAACACCGTAGGATTGGCGCAACTTGCTGTCTTCAAACCAATTTGACTTGTATTCTGTTCGGAGGTGAACAATTTCGCTCCGAGGAAACACCATTTGGTCAATACCTTGTTCACGGAGAATGTAGAAGTCGTTGCTCATAATCGGGCTGTTTTCGTCTGCCGTAAATGGCAGACCGTTGGCCCCACGGTTGTCAACGATTGTGATTTGACGGATAGGAAGGCTTTGGATGGCGGTAATGCCAACTCCGGTGCGCCCCACCAACTTGTTGATGTCGTTCCCATAGACTTGTAGGTTGCGTAGAGAGTTGATAAGAAAATCATCAAAATCTACACTTTCAATCATTTCAGCGATTGCAGAACGAATAGCAGTATTTTTTGCCTTGGTGTAGTCAATCCGATAGTTGTTTGCTGTCAAAGACACACTTCGCACACCACCGTTCAACTCCGGGTCAAACTTTACCATGTTATCGTACAAGTCAAACTTGTTTTTGAAGTTGGTATCGCTTTGAAACTTTTCTGTGTCTTCAAAAATGTTTGGTAGTCCAGCGGCTACGCTAAGGGACACATTGGAACCAACGCGCTGTATTGGCCTTTCTTCCGCCACAGCGTTCCGCCGGAACCTATCAAAGAAACCCATGTTCAAGAGGACATAGTGCGTGTTTTATCAATGTAGCGAATGTTTTTCTTTTTGTTGATTATTTTTCCACAAAAAGAATAAATCGCACGATATGTTGCTTTTTTGTTAATTCTTTTTTTGTTTCATAGATGGAGAAGAAGAAATTGTAACAGCAATAAGCAATGGCCCAATACATACCTATGAAACAATGAAAGAATTAGAAAAATGACTCGCTGTGCATTGATTATTTCTTTTTGTTGTGTTTGAAACAACAAAAACATAAAGGTTCATAAAGCGTTCAGCGATGGCTGTAACCATGAGAGCAACGCCCGAATACGGATATGACCTCATCGCTGAACACTACGACAGCAAGCAAAGCAAATTAGCAAATGCTCGCTTGTTGCATAAAATAGACGCTTCAAAATCCGTCAAAGGTTGGGAAATGTCAATTTACCGTTGGCTACGAAACGAACAAGTGACCCCAAAGGAGCCAATACAGCCACCCTCGGAAGTGAACAAGTCTTACCATTACGATGAAATTAACGATGTGTATTACACTTTTCTTAGTATCGCAGACCAAATGGTTGCGGTTGGTGGAGATAAGCACCGAGCCATGAAAGAGGCTTACTCAAACATGGTTGGCAAAGGTGCCTCCATGAATGAAATCACACGGGACTTTGGTATTCCTCGTGCTTGGTTTGACGAATACCGACGAAGGCATGGATGGACACACGACATGTCCCCATTTACCGATGAAGAAATCGCTACTGCTGATGTTGACCAACTCGTAGAAGATTTAGTGTTAAAGAAAAAACATTTACTGCACGAGAAGTTTGAACGACGAAAGTGGAAAGAGATTGAATCGTCGGCTGAAAAATATGATATGTTTTCTTCCTTGGTGCTAAATGAGTTCAAACAATTGGTTGGTGATGAGTTGCCGGAGGTGCCGGAAATCCTCATGAAAGAAGGTGATGACGCTTATTCGCTTGTTATTAGCCCAACAGACTTTCATTGGGGTAAATACGGGTGGGTTGATGAAGTTGGTGAAACCTATCATTTTGAAGAAGCCAAGAAACGCTTGCTTGAAAAGACCGAAGAGTTGCTTTGTCGCCTTCCTTATCGTCCCGAACAAATCATTTTGGCTACTGGTAGCGATTGGTTCCATGTTGATACCGATGCTGGAACGACAACAAAAGGCACACCACAAGACATGTGTGGTAGTCCCGCTGAAATCCTCATGACCGGATGTAAGTTGGCACGAGAACACATTGACTTGCTTCGGCAAATCGCTCCTGTCAAGGTTGTGTTCATGCCCGGAAACCATGACCGTATGAGCGCAATTGCGCTTATGATGTATCTTTCTGCTTGCTATGAGAATGTTGAAGACTGTGAGGTTGTTGTCAGCCCATCAACTCGGCAATATGTCCACTACGGAAACAACTTGTTGGGCTTTATTCATGGCGATGGTGCAAAAAATCTTGTTGAATTGATGAGCAACGAAGAACGACAGTTGTGGGGCGAATGTGAACATCATGCTTGGTTCCACGGTCATTTGCACCACCGACAAGTTGTTGAGAAAGGAGGGTGTTTAATTGTTCAGTTGCCATCTCTTGCAGGGCATGACCGATACCATGCACGACAAGGCTACACTACCAGCAAGGCTGGATTGGCCGCACACCTCATTGACAAACAAAAAGGCTTGATTGCTACCTTCTTTGCCCCGGTGGAGGGTGAGCATTGAAGCGTGAACATGTTCGTTGCGATTCGTGTGGTTGGGAAAGTAAAGGGCTTTCCCAAGCCAAGGCTTATACGAGAGTCTGCCCGTATTGTGGTATGCGCTCGCTCAAGCCATGGTCGTGAATGAATGTCGTTGAAGGTTGATATTTTTTGGAAAATGCCCGTGAATATGTTTGTGATGCCCAATGTCTCAAGTGAAATCTGCTTTAGCCTTTGAACGGGCAAGAACCGATGTTTCGTATTTTTATCGTTGGCTTGGTTATGCTTGGGGAAAGCATATTGGCGACTGGATGAACATCTACACCGACAGGAAGGGGGCGCATGTCCACCGTGTTTGCATTATTGCACCACGAAGCCACAGCAAATCAACTACTCTTGGCGTAAAACTATTGCACATGTGCTTGTTTGAGAAGTTTAACGGCAAACCTATGGACATTTGGTTGTTTTCTGCATCCCAAGACACGGCGGTTCGTAGGCTGGCTGAGATTCGCAAGGACTTGACAACGCACAAAGAGTTGGCACGCTACATTGACCCAAAGAAGGGCGGTAAGCGTGAGTTGTGGTTGAACAACGGGGCCGTTATTCGCTGTTCCTCCGTTGGTTCTGCCATCCGTGGCGACCACCCTGCTGTTGTAGCCCTTGACGATGTATTGCTTGATGCAAAGAAAGAGTTGAACAACGAGCAGTTGCGCCATTGGTTGCGTAAGGTTGTCATGCCAATGCTTGACCCCGGCTCATTTTTGTTTTGCGTTGGCACGCCAATGAGCATGATGGATTTATACCACACAGAAATGCTGGACAATCCCGAATGGAAAACCGGCACATGGTCTGCTATTCCCAATTGGGATGAGTCCAAGCACGAGCCGGAAAATCTGTATGCACTTTGGCCGGAGTTTCGCCCACTTGATTTTCTTTTAGAGCAAAAGAAAGTGACAGGAGACTTGGAGTTTGCACAGGAGTTTTTGTGTAAGGTGATTGACGACGATGCCGCAGTATATCCACGCAAATACACACGGGCAAACATGGACTTAGAGCAATTGTTTGACAAAGAAAAGCGTGATGAAGGTAGATA